CCGCTGCGCGGACGGCCGAGCTCGTGAATGCGCAGCTGGAGACGTGGGAGGAGGCCTCGGGCGTCGATCACCAGGTGTACGAGCTGCTCCACGAGATGCTCCTGGTGGACGGCGAGGTGCTGATCCTGCTGACCCCTGGAGACGCCCTCGGCCCGGAGATCGACCTCATCGACCCGCTGACGGTCGAGTCCTACGTGGTGGGGCGGCTGCGCTCGATCGCGGAGATCAGGGTCCCGCGCGAGGTGGTCTACCCGGGGGAGACCGGCGATCCGGTGACGCTCCCGGTGGTGCGCGACCCGGCAGCGGTCCGGTACTCGGAGCACCCGGACGGGGTCGTCGTGCGGGCGTGCCTGCGGCCCGGCACCCACCCGCGGGGCGTCGGGGTTCTCTTCAACCTCGTGGACAAGCTCCGGCTCGACGACAGGTTTCTCGAGGCCGACCTCAAGCGCGCCATCGCGGCCGGGATGGTCTGGGCTGACGTCACGGTGAAGGGCGGGCGGAAGCAGGTCGAGGAGGCGCGGAGGCAGTTCTCGCGGATGCCCGGGTTCGGCGCAGTCCGGGTCCACGGGGAGAACGTCGAGATCAAGCTCCAGCGGCCGAACCTCGGCATGTTCGAGGCGAAGGCCGGGCATCTCATGTCGCATCGGATCATCGCAGCGGCGGCCGGGATCCCGCTCACGTGGCTCGGGACCGGCGAGGATGCGAACCGTGCATCGGCGGCCGAGATGGGCTCGCCCACCTACAAGCATCTCCAGCGCCGGCAAAATGTGTTCCGCTCGCTGCTGCGCCGCCTGTACCTGACGGTCATCACGATGCGGCGGCAAGCCGGGCTGATCACCGTCCCGCCCGAGGCGATCACGCTGGACGTCCAGCTGCCGGAGCTCTCTGCGCGCGATCTCTCCCTGCTGTCGCTCAACCTCCAGCGGGTGCAGCTCGCGCTCGACGCGGCCGTCGATCGCGGGTGGATCACCGCACGGACCGCCCAGGCCATCATGCTCGAGCAGCTCCAGCAGATCACGGACGTTGAGCTCGATCCGGACGAGGAGGGGACGCCTCCGGAGCAGTCGGCTGGGCCCCGCGACGCCGGCGAGCGACTGCAGCAGCTGGCGCGCCGTTCGGCACAGGCCGCCGAGGAGGCCCTAGGGGCCGCCTGATGCCCATCACGCCGGAGCAGGCCGCTCGTTACGAGCGGAGGCTCCAGGAGATCTTCGCCGAGGCCAGGGCGACCGGGGACGCGGCTCTCGAGCGCCTGCTCCAGCGCATCGGGCGCCTGCGGGCAGAGCTGATCACTGCGCTGGCGCGGGAGGAGGTATCGGCGTGGGGGACACGCATGGCGATCTCTCACTACCGGCGCTGGTTGCGGCGGCTGGATGACCTCCTCGGCCAGCTCCGCGAGGAGTGGCAGGCCGACGCGAGCGCGACGCTGGAGGCGATCCTCCGGCTCGCGAGGGCTGCAGCGACGGACCCGCTGGCCGCGGCAGGCATCGGATCGTTCCAGCTCCGGTCGTCGCTCGCTCAGATGGCGCTGCTCTACGAGCACGTCCCCGAGCTGATCCAGGAGGTGACGGACCGCGCGCGCCGAGAGATCGCGCGGCGGGCGCAGGCGCAGCTGACCGGGGCGGAGGACGCGCGCTCGTTCATCGGGTGGCTCGAGGCGTTCTTGAGCACCGAGCCGCGCCGGCACGACACCTCGAGGTTCGGCGCGTTTCCGTACCAGGCAGAGCGGATCTGGAGGACGGAGTCGCAGCGCGTCCTGAACCTCGGGCAACAGCTGAGCCTGCAGGAGCTATCGCGGTCTGCTCCCGGCTGGGTGACGGAAATCATGCGGAAGTTCTGGATCCACGGCGCCTTCGGCCGGCAGCAACCGCGGCTCCACCACATGGAGCTCGAGCGGCGGACGCGTGACGCTCCAATCCCGCTCGACGCGAAGTTCAACGTCAACGGCTACCCGGCGGCGGGCCCGCACGACCCGACGCTTCCGGCATCCGAGGTCATCAACTGCGGCTGCACGCTCGGCACCACGCTGGTTGTCGGCGACGCCGGGTAGCCGAGAAGGGAGGACGCATGGTCACTGTCAGCAACACGGCGCAGAAGATCCTCGCCGCAGCAGGGGTCACGCCAGAGGACGCCGAGGCGGCGCTGGGGCTCAAGGACGGCGACCGGCTCACGGTGGCGATGGCGCGCCGCTACGTCGAGAGCCTGAAGGCGAAGGCTGCCGAGCCGGTCGGTGAGCCGGAGGATGGGCCGTCACCGGAGGGCGAGCCGCAGGAGGCGGCCGAGGCCACAGCCAACGAGCCGATCGAGGAGCCCGAGGGGCTCTACTTCCAGGCCGACCCGCCCGCGGAGGTCCGGCATGCGATCGTCCGGGCCATCGTCGAGCGGGGGCTCACCCCGCGCGTGCTGGCCTGGGATCGGCGCCGTGACAGCGTGGCGTTCATCACGCCGGACGGACGCGAGGTGATCGTCCCGCTGGAGGCCTGACGTGCTGCTCGGGCAGTTCGCGGTCCGGCTCCTCGAGGCCTCGCCGGGCCGCTGGCGGGTCCTGATCATCCGCGCCGGCCGCTCGCTCAACGGCAACTACTACTCCGAGGACGTGCTGAAGCAGGCAATCGCAGATGGCGTGTTCGAGAGCGTGCCGGCGCGTGCGATCCGCTGGCAGCGCGTCTGGAATCACCTCCCTGCGCTCGCGAAGCGTCTGTTCCCGCAGGGCTTCGCCGACACGATCATCGGCTTCTTCACGGAACCCGCGTGGGATGAGGAGGAGTGGGGGGTGGTTGCCACCCTGACCCTCAACGAGGGGATGGAGTGGGTGGACAAGCTGCTCGCCGGCGCCGCGAAGGCGCGCGCGACGAAGGCGCTCGGCTGGTCGATCGACGGCGAGGCCGAGGTCGAGGAGGACACGGACGGCACCCGCATCGTAAAGCGCATCACGAAGATCGAGGCGGTGGACCTCGTGACGCGCCCGTCCGCCGGTGGACGGACGCTCGGGAAGCTCGCCGAATCACTCGCCGCGGAGTGCGGCGGAACGGAGGGAACCGAGATGAAGGAGAAGATCAAGAAGCTGCTGGAGAAGGTCCGCCAGCTGCACGCCGCGCTCCTGGAGAGCGTGGACGTGGACAAGCTGGTCGAGGCCGAGGACCTGGACAAGGCGCTCGCGCTCTACGAGGCTGCGGTCGCCGAGTCCATGAAGCGGAGCCGGGGCGAGCCCGATCCGAAGCCGGCTCCGAAGCCGGCGCCGTCGAACGAGCCGGTGCCGAACCCGGCGAAGCTCACGGAGGCGCTCGAGCGGGCGAAGCGCGCGGCGGTAGCCGACTTCCAGCTCGAGGCCGCGCTCCTGCGGGCCGAGCTCCCGGAGGAGGCCAAGACCCGGATCCGTGAGTCGCTGCAGGGGAAGGCGCCGACCACCGAGCAGATCCAGGAGGCCATCAACCGCGAGCTGGAGTACATCAAGAAGCTCCGCGGCGAGGGAACCGCGCAGCCGGCCCAGACCCGGGTGCAGGTGCTGATGGAGAGCCGCGACAAGCTCGAGGCCGGCGTGGCGAAGCTCCTCGAGTGCGACCTCACCGACCAGGAGAAGGCCATCCCCGGCTTCCGCGGCCTGCAGGAGGCCTACGTCGAGATTACCGGCGACTCCGACCTGCGGGGCTACGTGGACCCGGCGCTGGTCGGCATCGAGGAGGCCGCCCTCGCGACGACCACCTGGACGAACGTGTGGATCCAGGTGGGCTCGCGCAGGCTCCAGAAGATGTTCCGCCAGCTCCCCGGGATCGGCCGCCGGATCGTGAGCTCGGTTCGTTCCACCCGCGACTTCAAGGACATCGAGATCGGGAACGTCGGCGGCTACGGTGAGCTGCCGGTGGTCGATCAGGGGGCGCCCTACCAGGACCTCGGGGTGCCGGGCGACATGAAGGTCAAGTACCAGCCCGAGAAGCGGGGCGGCACCATCGACATCACGATGGAGGCGATCCGGAACGACGACATCGGCGGGATCCGCAGGATGATCGACAACGCAGCCCGCGCCGCCCGGGTGACCGAGGACAAGATCATCCTGATCAACGCGCTCTTCTCGAACCCGACCTGGGCCGACGGCAGCCCGGTCTTCGATGCGAGCCGCGGCAACATCAACACCTTGATCAACCTCACCACCGACCCATGGGGCTGCTTCCGGGCGGCGGAGGATGGCCTCTGGGCCGTCAAGCTCACCGACCTCAAGGCGACGCCCACCGACGTCGAGATCCTCGGGCTGACCATCTGGGGCCTCGTGGCCGGCCAGGCCTCGCGTGCGGGCGCGCGGCGGGTGCTGAACACCGAGATCAAGCGCCCCGGCGACGGGACCACCGACGCCGAGGGGAACCCCTACTACCAGCTGCTCGGGCCGAACAACGAGCGGCTCTTCATCACGCCGCGGCTCTCCACCACCGACACCAAGGCCATCTTCGTCGCGGACCCGAACGTGGCGGAGACGATCGAGGTCGCGTACCTGGACGGCCGGGAGGAGCCCGAGCTCTACCGGCAGGACAACCCGACCCTCGGGGCGATGTTCACGAACGACGTGATGAAGCTGAAGATCCGCTTCATCCTGGGCGCGAAGGTCATCGACCCGCGCGCGTTCTTTGCCTTCATGGCGTGAT